CCAAATGTAGGAAGAGTTGGAGGAAACGGACAGCTACACTACGTGAAGGACTTACTTCTATTAGACCCAAATACTGACAAAGGTATAGTATCTTTTTGGAACTGGAAACGTGATTTATTAGAGTACACTAGGCGAAAGTTCCATTCTCCTAGAGCTGTAGGAGAGGAGAGTTGGACGGATAGTCAGCACCAGAGGATTCCTTGTCCTGTAAGTTGGCACTTTACGAACTCAGTTGAGGGCATAAACAACGGTGTATACTCTCGCTCTATGGTTTGGGACAAACACATTCATGATGATGTTTTTCGATTTATGGAACCAGCTAAATGGATTGGTGGACACATGAGAAAAACGTCAGGCATAATGACTATGAGCATACAAAGGCTTTGGGTTCAGGAGTTTGAAGGAGATATCAAAGGACGACTTACTGACCTATATGACTTCTGGACGAGTAACGACCCTATCCGAAGCTATTTTGAGGATATACCTTTTCCTGTATACCAATCTGAAGAGGAATTTAAACGTGATTGGGAGCTAAAGGAACTTGCTGAACAGGATTATCGACTCGGGGCATTTTATGAAGGTGACAAAAAGCTTGAACTCATAAAGAGTGATTACTATAAAGAATGGGTAAGAGTAATGAAAGTCGCTGAGATGACTATAGCTCATAACCTACTAGGAAAGATGTTCCGAAGAGGGATTCATAGTCGTGGAACTAAGAGAGCTATGGAGTACATTGAAGAGTACGGATTATTAAGAGCTGTAGGAGACGTTAAAGGCATTTTCAGAGTACAAACCGTCCAATGGGTAATAAACTATATACTACGTTCTAAACACGATACAGAGGATTATAAAGCGTTTTTAGAGCTACTTCCAAAAGAGCTACAAGAACTTACTTTAATGTCATCCTTAAACCGAGTTAAGCAACCTGTTGTTGAAGATATTTTACCTTTAATTGACAAGAGTTACTGGAAACTACACGAGGACTTTAGAAGTCTCATTTTACCAACGACAACTTCGTATAACATCAAGGAGGAAGAGGACATGAGAAACCCGATAAAGACCGATTCAAAATTGAGATTTTTAGTTGTTGACCCATACGGGGAAGGGCGAGTAAGTCGTAAGCATCCAAAACTTATTAAATCACTTCGAGAGAAGAATGAAATAGATTCTTGTTATTTCCCAGTAGAGCCGTTTAATACTCGTGAGAAGAAGCGACATGCTAATGAGAACGCCTTTAAAGCTTGTGCAGAATCCTTAACACCCATCTCTGTAGAAACTCGTCAGGAAGTTCCTGAGTGGGCTATAGATGCTTTGACTAGACATAAGATGTCAGAAATACGTATACATCTATGTACACTAAATGAAGATAAACATGAAATGTTACTCTTTGACTCTCCGTCTCCTGCTGAGTTGCTGAACTCAATTATTCGATGCTTTAATGCAGGAATCTATACTATACTTAAAGTAGCACCTGTTGTCCCAGGAATCCTAAACCCTTATGACATATTCCAAGTAGTAGACGCAGTTAAAAACATAACGGAGCACATAGAGATTTGTTTTGCTAGTTTCAAAGAAGAGGATTTCAAACCGTATATCGCTATGCTTCCTGGGGAATACAAAGTGATAGAACAATACTATGAGCTAGCTGATGGACGTTACTTTGTTAGTGACAACTACCGAAAAGAATTTTTGGCGAAGCTGAATGGATTTACGAAAGGCTTGAAGCTAGATTTGAAGATAATAAACGAGGTATCTGTAAAGGATGGCGAAGTTGTTGGACACTTGGACATAGCCGAGTAAACTTTGGTAGCTCGACTTATTTTAGGTTATAAACGTAAAGGAGGAAGAATCTTGGACAACAAGGAAAACACCGTAGAGGTCACAAGAGAGTCCATAAAACTCACTAGAGTGGACGTAATTGAAGAAATTAAGAAGTTTAAAGAAAATGGTATTAGCTACCCTCCAAACATGAAACTAGTTAACATTAGAGGGACTAACGGTTCAGGAAAGTCAACTGTACCGTTACAGATGTTAGCTAATGACCGAGCTACGTTTATGTTAACTCACAAAGGTCAGGAAATAGCTACTGTATTCCCAACTTATGGATTTGTAGCGCTTGGAAAGTATCGAACTAAAACTGGTGGACTAGATGGGATTAGAACGACTCAGGATATGAAAGATATCCTAGCATTAGTTCATTTCCTTCCTTACTCGATTATAATGGAAGGCATTCTAGCCTCTACTGTATATAGCACTTACGCAGAACTATTTGAAACTTACAAAGAAAAAGCTCCTAAACGAGAAGTAATCGTGTTTAACATCATCCCTGAGTTCGATGTTATTAAAGAGCGAGTTCTGAAACGCAATGGGAATAAGGAAGTTAAATGGGAGCAGTTGGAATCTAAGTGGCGAACTGTTAAGAAGAACGCTGGGAAGTTCCGAGAGGCTGGGTTCAAGAGTTTAGAAGTGGACAACAGCGGAATACAGATTGAAGATACGTTGGATTGGTTCTTCGACCTTATCGACTACAAACAGGGGGAATAAGAGAATGGGTGAATTTAACTTAAACAAGAACTTTGTAAATTACGGGGAAACTGGAGATGGTGCGTTCCTTCGTTCTATGACTCAAGATTTAATGCCTCACTGGGATGCTAAATACTTAGCTTTACCTAATGATGACGTGAAGCTTCGATTAGACCCAGTTAGTGGACGCCCTCTATGGGAAATGTATTTTGAAGCTGCTGTAGAGCGACAGGCTATCTGGCATAAACGAGTTGTAGAGAAAGCTCCAAAGCCCTGGACTGAAGACCCTATTCTTGGAACTTATCACTTTACAAATGTAGACCGTCGAGATGACCGAGTAACGCTTTACTATATTGATAAGGTGTTAGGAGCGTTTAAGATGAATTATGCGCAAGCAAAAGATAAGAAACTAGCTAAAAACTTCTTACTGCTGAATATATTCATCTACCGTTTATTTGTACGCCCTGAAACTTGGGATGTAATCGGTTATTTAACTCCTGAAAACTTTGACACAGAGTGGGAGACAGCGAAAGCCAACCTTCGGGAGCGTAAAGCTAGTGGAGAGGCTGTGTTTACTGACGCTTACTATGTAAACGACCTTAAATCTGCTAATCCAAACACAGAAACGAATAGTGATAAAACAGAGAACGCTATTTGCTTAATTCAGTATATTGTTGATAACCTCGATGAAATTAGTGAGTTCACATTCGACGTTAATAATGACATGGAATCTTGTGTAGACAAATATACAATGATTCCAGCTGTAGGAATGTTTAATGCTTATGAGGCTGCACTAGACATGGCTATTGTGGAAGAGTTTACTCATATTCCTTTCGTTTCCTGGACACCAGACTACTGGACTAACTGTGGCCCAGGTTGTCGTCGTTCTATCGACTACGTATTTGAAAACAAAGGTAATATGTCTTATACGAATAGAGTGTATTTCGTCACTAGTGTGTATCGACATGAATTAGAACGTTTAGGACTAAACTACAACTATCCAGAAGGACGTGAAGAACACCTAGACCTTCGCTGTTGGGAAGGTTGGTTCTGTGAGTTCGGGAAATACGTTGCTGGCTACGCTTCCAATAACGGTGGTTTTGACTTCGTTCAGAAAAAACGTCCGAAGAAGAAAATGAAACTCCGTACTGATGACGTTAATTGGTTGAAGCCCCGTTAATTTAAAACTCTAACAAGCTAGTGTTAACGCACTAGCTTTTCCTATCATAAAGATTTCTGACAAAACTTTCAGAAAACTGTTGTAATGAAATTTCTTTTAGGTTATGATAACTGTGTAAGATAAATTGAGTCATAAAAGGAGAGATTTTTATTATGAAAGCAACAAAACGATTAGACGCAAAGGTATTAACTGAGGACGGAATTTTGGATATCGAAGCAAAAATGGATTCTTACGGATTTATTCTTGCTCAACTTAAAATAGATGGTAACACTTGGGAAGACTGCTTCTCTGAACCTTCTGAACTGAAAGAGTTTATAGAAGGGCTTCCAGTAATACAGGTTCTTGACTATACGACATACGATAGTACAGAGCTACAACCAGCTTAACCAAAAGGACTTCCAGAAATGGAAGTCTTTTTCTTGCATCTAGGGAGTATAAAAGCTGAAAGGGGCTTTTATTAGGTGTAAGTCAAAAGGAGGCTATACTAATGGTTAAAGTATTTAGCGGAGACAATCCATCACAGCTTTATTTAGAGGCTTTAATAGCAACTATGAAGCACGGAAAAGAGTTGTCTCCACGAGGAAAGAAAATTAAGGAGCTA